GAAATACGGGCGGTCATCGGCGGTTCTCCTGTGTTGCGTTGGCGAGTTCAGCGCGGCCGATGACTTCGACCAAGACGCGGGTAAGAGCCGACTGCTCAATTGACGCCGTGCCGGAAAGGGAATTAGCGAGGGCATTGCAGATAAGAGCCAGCTTCTTGAGGGCGACAATCTCAACGGGTGATATCTCTACGGCGGTCATCGTGTGGTCTCCTGTTCGATGCGGTCTTGCCGGGCATAGTGGTTTTCCGCGCTGACCGACGCGGCGACGATGCCGCCGATGACGAACGCGGCGATGATGGTCGCGAGCATGATGTCGCGGATGGCGGCGGTTTGGGTTTGGATGGGGGAGGGGCGCATATAAATCTCCGTGTTGCGTTATCCACACCATACACCGTTATGTAACAACGTCAACGCCCCGTGCGGTTTCCGCATCACTTATTTCAAAATAAAACCACGCCATGTCGGCATCGGGTCGCAGCCGCGTTCAAGTGTGGATGTGCAGCAACCGGATAGCACGATGAGGATCAGTGCGGCTCGGATCATTCGTCGGACCCCCGCGCCCTCATCTCGGGCGGTGATGTCGGTTTCTCCGACGCCATCCTGGACAAAGTGTTGATGGCTCGCAGCATAGTGGTCGAGTTCGCACCCTTCATATCAAATGCGTGATGAAGAGCATTCAGCTTGCGAATGACGCCGGCTAGTTTCTTGCCGATCGGCTCCGCAATCATCTCGGGTGAGGGGCCATCACGAAGGAACGTGCAGACGATCTCTACCCACTCGTTCATGATGAGATGAGGCGGCAGCCACTTCGATTCTACGGCAGCTTCAGTCATTTGCTGGAAAAGCCGGTCTTCGATATCCCCCAATATCGGTGAGGGTGGTGATGTTCGACGGTTCCAGTCGTCAATCATAGTTGCGTCCCAAGCCTGATAGGCAATAACGCACTTCGGCGTCTTGCGATGCCGGATGATGGTGCCGTCGATCTCCATCCGATCGCCACAAAACGGGCACGGCAAAAGCTTATCGGTCATGATGCCACCTGTGATGATGAGAGACGAACGGACGCCTGGCGGGTGAAGGTCGCGAACGTGAGGTCACAGAAACAATCGGAGATATCGAGCCAGAGGCTGTATTTTGCCTTGGCGGCGGTCTCCGCGACAATGGATTGTGTCTGCCCGAGGTAGCTCACATCGTAGAGCCGGTGCTTGTCGCCGATCTCTTTGAGGTGCTGCTTGAGCGCTTCTCGACCGGCTTGGTTGACGAAGAAAAACGTCATTCGACCCGGCTCTGTGCTGCCGTGCCTGTCCCAATAAGGCGAAGCTGCGAACGCTTTACCCTCTTTGCTGTCGGCGTCCGTTGCAAAATGATTGCGATAGGTCTCAGCCATCGGGTCAACCGGACGGCCAAGGGCGTGGTCGATATGGTCGAAGGCCTTGTCTTTCAGGCAGCGGTTGACCTGTTTACTCATCCCGTCCGCCCTCCGAAGCTTGAGCGAGAGCGGCACGGGCTGCTTCGATTGCATCGTCAGCTCCGTATTGTCCCGCTTTGAGCCGCCATTCTGGTTCGGGTGCCTTTTCAGGAAACCACGACACCAGATCGCCTAGCGCCTCACGCAACCTGTCGATCTCCTTGCATGCGGCAATATATTGGTCGCACTTCTCGCCATAGAGGGCTTCAAGGCTACCCTTCACATGTGGTGCAGGCGATGGGGTGGCTCGTTTTTCCTCAACCATTAAATCTCTCCCATAAAACCCATGCGCCATTTGCAGCGCCGATGAAAAATAGCCATGCGAGGATGGCGGCGGCGACGAACGCGAGGCGTTGACCGTTGGTCATTCGCGTGCCTCCAGCATGGCGTCGGCCATCAGATAACAATGCTTTGCGACCAGCTCCTCGTCACGGAACCCCATCGGGTTCACTGCCATATGACCGGCGAGGGCCTGACCGGCAAACCACTCTCTAAGCGTCATGCCGGACCAATAAACTGTCTTTTCGTTCATCGAGTTTTTTGATGGGAAAGCAGGCCCTCCAGCTTCCTCAAGGCAATCTATCCATTTCTTCACGTCGTTCTCTACCATCCTATTCTCCTTCCGTTGCGTTTATCGCAACACTATGGGCGCGATTACGCCCGCTTTCTATTTCTCGTCGTCGGCCTCTGCGCCAGCCCGGCCGCGTTTATCTCGCGGATCGTGACCGGCTCATCGTTCAGGTAATATTCCGTCGCCCATGCGATCTTCCCGTTTTTCCATGGGCGGCGGTATGTCAGTGCGTTAAACCTGCCGAGCGGGGTGTCGATACCGGCAATAGCGTCGTGTTCGGGGCCGGTGGCGTCACGGCTGTGTTTCGCGATCCATGCGCCGTGGACGGCGGACTGCAACCGTTCGAGGTAATCTACGCCCGTCCTCGCATAAACACGCGGGACCGCTCCAGGCATCATCGCTTTCAATCCTGCGATGATCCGCAATGCCTGTGAGGTCGGCGGCTCATCGCCTAGTGTTTCACTGACCATGCGCAGGGCCTCGGTGAGCGTGTCTTCGCGGGTCAGTTTTTCTATGACGCGTGTCATCCCTCGATCTCGTCCAGATCGCCGCGCCGCATTTCGGGGGTGACGCGGTATGGAGCCATTCTCCTTTCCCGTTCGGCGGCGCGTTCTGCTATGCCTCGTGCCTGTGCGTTAGCCGTATGCTCGCGCCACGTCATGCCGTATCTCTCGATGCAATAATCAATCTGCTTCGGCGTGTTCCCGGCCCATATCAGACGACTGATCGCGTTGGCCTCGGTGACGGTCGTGGGGATAGGCGTGCACGACATCGCCGCGTCGAGGATGTCTTCGTTCGTCAGTAGTCCGGTCGATTTCAGGATGTGCTCTTGAGTGAAAACCAAATTTTCCCACTTCGGGAGCCGCGACAAAACGACTGGTTTTAAGGAAACTTTCTTCGACGTGAAAACCAGCCGATACCCCTCGCCGCGAGGATCATCATCGCCCACCTTTACCGTCTTCCCGGCAAGGTTCGACCCGGTGGTGTCTGTCCACCGCTGGAATGCCTGATACAGCGCGATACGTTGCGCGGCCGTTTCGACCCACATGCTAGCCCCAGCGCGGGCACTCGAAAAATCATAGGCAGTTCTGGCCGCAGTGGACGGCGAAAAATCATCAATCGTCATCGTGTTATCTCCGTTGCAATTAACACATAAGATACTGTGAATTACGCAACGCGTCAAATGTTTTCCTGACGGCGTTATAAAACAGCCCAGTGAATTAAGAGCAATAGTACACAAATAACTGAGCAAAAGGCCGTGTAACGCGTTAATTATCTACCATATTTCACCCCAAATCTCCTAAAGTCCAAATTCCTTAAAAACCCCTCGTCTCAAATTATCCAACTAAATCAATAATTTATGAGAGACAATATAGTAATCTAAGAGTAGGTAAAGGGGAAGGAGTTGAGATGTCATCGATAAAAGGAGTGAGATTTGAATAGGTTCTCTCTGTGTGGCCCGATAGAAACCTACCGTATTCGACCAGTGGACAGAAATGTAAGTTCAAAAACAATAACCTACCCGCGAACCATGGTTTTTAAGGCCAGAGAACTATGAAATTACAAATATTTCACATAAAGTCTAATTTTACGAATATGAGATCAACATGAAAATATATTACGACGTGCCACACCCCATGTCAGCCAGAGAGCGCATTGAAATCCTGAAGGCCATGCAGGTAAAGGAAAGCATCCACATCGAGAGCGAGGAAGAGATGAGGAAATGGCGGTATCCAATGTTGAAAGCGATGGAGAGGGGTACTTGCTATATTTCAGCACGAAAGCACCCCATTATCGGATTTTGGATAATCCGCATCGCTTAAAAAATGCGACTTTCGCAACGGCCCCCATGCTGGTACATATAACCGAACGCGAAACCGGAAAACTATAGTAGGCGATTTTAGCATGGCGCGCGTCAAAGCAGGCGGCAGAACCAAGGGTACTCCGAACAAAACGACGGCCTCCGTAAAAGCCGCGCTGGAGGAGGCGTTCGAACGCATGGGCGGTGTTGATAGCCTCATCACCTGGGCGCGGTCTGAACCGACTGAGTTCTACAAGCTTTATGCCAAGCTTCTGCCAGCCGAAATGAACATCAAACACTCTGGCCTAGACGGCCTCGCGGAACGGCTCAATAGATCGGTGGTGCGTGACGATGACTGAAATCAAGCGCGCACACCAATGGGCCGTAAAACGGTCAGAGCAGGGCAAGCGACACGTTTGCATCGTGTGTGGGGCAATCAAGGCTCCGAACGTCAAAGCCGTGTGCTGGGTCGAGGATGTGCCCGAGCCGGTGATCCTGACGGGTGATGAGTGAAGCCAGCCGCCGCCCGCGATGTGAACGATGACATCATCGACCTCGCCGCGTCCTGTCGCTTTGACCCTGTCCGATGGTCGCGTCTCGCCTGGGACTGGGGCGTGGGTGAGCTTGCGAAACACTCTGGGCCGCGAGAATGGCAGACGGACATATTCTCGGTGATCCGCGATCACCTTGCCAATCCAGCCACGCGATATCAGCCGCTCAAGATATCTGTCGCATCAGGTCATGGCATAGGAAAATCTGCATCCATGGGCATGCTGTCCAATTGGGCCATGTCCTGCTGGGCCGACGCAAAGGTCGTCACGACTGCGAACACCGAAGGCCAGCTTCGCACCAAGACCGCGCCGGAAATCGGCAAGTGGTTCCGCATGTCCCTGACATCGCATTGGTTTGACATCCAAACGATGTCGATCAAGTCACGCGATCCGACGCGGACCGATAGCTGGCGGCAGGATTTCATCCCATGGTCCGAACACAACACCGAGGCATTCGCCGGGCTGCACAATGAGGGGCGCATCATCGTCCTCGAATTCGATGAGGCGTCGAAGATACACGACAAGGTGTGGGAAGTCGCGGAGGGCGCACTGACGGATGAAAACACAGTCATCATCTGGATTGTCTACGGCAACCCAACGCGAAATTCAGGACGTTTTAGAGAGTGTTTCCGCCGCTTTCGGCATCGCTGGACCGGGCGTCAGATTGATAGCCGCACGGTCCCTGGAACCAACAAGCAATTCCTCCAGCAGCTTGTCGATGACAACGGCGAGGATAGCGACATCGTGAAGGTGCGCGTCAGGGGGCAGTTCCCGGCGCAGTCAGCCATGCAGTTCATATCAGCCGACGACGTAGACGCCGCTCGTGATCGTCACCTGCGGCCGGGCCAGTACGATTTCGCGCCGAAGATCATCGGCGTCGATCCGGCGTGGACCGGCGACGACAAGCTAGAAATCGTCATGCGGCAGGGTCTTTATTCAGTGTCGCTCGCCTCGATCCAGCGCAACGACAACGATGTCCAGGTGGCGAACCTGATCGCTCGGCTGGAGACGGAACACAATGCCGATGCCGTGTTTGTTGATGCTGGCTATGGCACTGGCATCGTGAGCGCCGGGCAGGTCATGGGCCGCTCATGGCGGCTGATATGGTTCTCGGGCAAGCCTGTCGATGTCGGCTACCTCAATCAGCGCGCCTACATGTGGGGCATGATGAAAAAGTGGCTCAAGGCTGGCGGCGCAATCGATCCGAAGGACGAGGATTTGTACCAAGACCTGATCGGGCCTGAGACCGTGGCGCGCCTCGACGGGAAAATTCAGCTTGAAAGCAAGGAAGACATGAAGGAACGCGGCCTGCCGTCGCCAAACAAGGGCGATGCGCTGGCGCTGACGTTTGCTGAGCCGGTGTCGAAACGCGTGACGCCAATAGGACGAAACAACTATTCGGCTGTAGAGGTCGAATATAACCCGCTGGGATAGGAATGACGCCGTATGTGCATGTTTGGAACTCCGACGCCTGCCGCTCCAACGCTGCCGCCTGAAAACGCGGCGATGAAACAGCCAGACGGCGGCGCGGTGCGCACAAACACTGGCCGTCGCACGTCTGACCGGATCAGGGCAGGGGCCGATACGATCCTCACGTCGGGTTCTGGCGTGACGACAAGCGCGCCGACTGACAAAAAAACTCTTCTCGGCCAGTGACAGAATGACCATCAACGCGCCCTCAACCGAAACGCAGGTCCAGTACCATCGCCGCCGCTGCGACGAGCTGAAAAAGCTGCGCCAGCCGTGGGAGGGCGTGTGGCAACCGCTTGGTGAATTCATCGAGCCGACGCGCCTGCGCCTCAATTCGGTTGACGAAGGCGCGATGAGCCGCGCCAAGATCATCGACAGTCGCGGCACGTTCGCACTGCGGACGCTCGCCAGCGGCATGCATTCCGGCATCACGTCGCCTGCTCGCCCATGGTTCCGCCTGACGACGTTCGATCCTGATCTCAAGGATTACGATCCGGTCAAGAACTACCTCGCGACCTGCGAGCAGCGGATGCGTGAGGTGTTCCAATCCTCGAACATCTATTCGGCCATGCACACGGGCTATGGCGATCTCGGGCAGTTCGGGCAATCGGTCTCGATCCTGATCGAAGACGAGAACGAAACCATCCGCATGCAGCAACTCTTGCATGGCCGGTTCTGGATTTCGCGCAATGAGTTCGGCCGCGTCGATACGTTGTACCGGACGTTCCGCTGGAGCGTGGCGAAGATCGTCAAGCGTTTCGGCTATGCCAAGTGCAGCCTGCCGATCCGCAACAATTGGGACCGTGGGCAGTACGATACGATTTACGATATCTGGCACGCTATCGAACCGCGCATGGAGCGCAACCCGAACAGCAAGGCCAAGTGGGATATGAAATTCCTCTCCAATTATTGGGAGGAAGGCTCGAACATCACCGACATCCTGGAGGAGAGCGGCTTCGAAGAAAACCCGCTCATCGCGCCCGGCTGGGAAGTTGCTGGCGAGGACACCTATGCGCTGTCGCCGGGCATGATCGCGCTCGCCGATATCAAGATGCTGCAAGTCGAACAGACGCGAAAGCTTGAGGCAATCGACAAGATGGTGCGCCCTCCGATGGTCGGGCCAACGTCGATGCGGAACAACCCGGCTTCGCTCCTGCCGGGGTCTCTGACCTATGTGGATGACGTGACCGGCAAGGGGTATCGCCCGGCCATGGATGTGAACCTGCGCATCTCGGAACTTGGGCAGGACATCCGTGAGACTGGCGACCGGATCGACCGTGCGTTCTACGCCGATCTGTTCCTGATGCTGGCGCAGATGGAGGGCATCCAGCCGCGCAACCAGTTCGAGATTGCCGAACGCAAGGAAGAAAAACTGCTCGCCCTCGGGCCGGTGCTGGAAAACATCTACAACGGCCAGCTTGAACCGATCATCGACCGCACGTTCGCGATCATGGACCGGAACGACATGCTGCCGCCGCCGCCGCCTGAACTTGAGGGGCAGGAACTCAAGATCGAATATATCTCGATCCTCGCACAAGCGCAGAAAGCCGTCTCGACTGGCGCGATTGAACGCGGGTTCGCATTTGCTGCGCAGGTCTCGGCCGTCAAGCCGGAAGTGCTGGACAAGCTGGACGCGGACATGGCCGTCGAACGGTACTTCGATGCGCTCGGTGTGCCGCCTGACATTCTCGTGTCGGACGATCAGGCCGCTGGCATTCGCGAGGGCAGGGCGAAGGAAATGGCCGCTGCGAAGAATGCCGAAATGATGGCAACCGTTGCGCCTGCCGCTGAGAGCGGCGCGAATGCTGCGGCTGTGTTGGCTGGGGCGATGGGTAATCCAAGCGGCGGATCGCTGCTGTCGCAGATCGGGTTGCAGTGATGAGCGGATGTCGGATCGGGAAGGTGATGATGAAGGGCGGTGCAACGGTGATCCCGATGCGCCACGCTGAACGCGATGATCTCCAGCGAAAGATTGTAGACCACGCCTCGACCATTGCCGGAAATTTCGCTCCAGGCGAGCTGCGCGGCTATGTCATCGTCGGTTTCGATAGAGAGGCCGCGTATTCGTATGGATATCGGTTGGACAAGGATTGCGTCATCGGCGCAACGCTTTTGCCTGAGTGGCTTGCTGACGTGATGAGGCGAACATTCGTAGAGGATGGCGTCTGGTCATGACCGACGTAACCGAAAAACTCTCGACCGTCGAAGCTTTCGAATATGACGAAGTAAGCCGCGCATATCGTGAGGTCATGAACACGCCAGCGGGCAAGCGCGTCCTGCATGACATCCTGTCGAAGTGCGAAATCTACGGTCTCGCGTTCACGGGTGAGAACAACGCGACGAACTACCGGCTAGGCATGCAAGAGGCGGGAAAGCGTATCATCGGGCAGCTCGACGCGCTCGATGTTCGGTTTTACCCGAAACTGTTGCTCGACGTAGCTGACATGAAAGATATCGCACGGGCGACTGTATCGGTCGCCTCCAACCAAGGACCAGAAGATGACGAACTTGCTCCGTAAATTTGGCATGCCCCAGATCATGTATTCGCCGGATGAGCCTGCTGCCGCCGCTGCGTCCGACGCGGGCGCTGACAAGGCCGTGTCGAAAGCCGGTGAGGCTGCGAGCGTTCTCTATCCCGACGATCCGGCCAAGGCGAAACCCGCCGATGGTGGCGCGGCCGAAGCGGAAAAGCCTGCCGCCCCTGCCGGGGATGCGTGGAAAGAATACGAACCGGACACGACAAAGACGGCCGAAGAAAACGCCGCTGCCAAGGCCGAACACGACAAGACGAAGCCAGCGGACGACGCGGCTGACGATCCGTCGAACAAGGTGCCGGAAGATGGCAAGTACGAACTCAAGATGCCCGAAGGCGTCGAGGTCGATGCCGAACTCGTCGGCGCGCTCGGCCCGGAATTCAAGGAACTCGGGCTGACTACGGGGCAGGCGCAAAAGCTCGCGGACAAATTCATCGAAATCCAGACGGCCCGCGCCGGGAAGCAAACGGAAACCTGGGGCAACACCGTCACGGGCTGGGTCGATACCGCGAAAGCCGACAAGGAAATCGGCGGCGACAAATGGAATTCAACGGTCGCCTCTGCGACACGTGCAGTCAACACGCTCGGGACGCCTGAACTCAAGGAATATTTTGAGGCAAGTGGTGGCGGCAACCATCCAGAGCTTATTCGTTTCATGGCAAAGGTCGGAGCCATGATCAAGGAAGACAATCCGGCGACTGGCAATGCTCCGGGCGGACAGAAAGCCGACAGGCTCTCGGTCCTCTACCCGAATGATAAACCGAAAGGGAAATAAATCATGGCTGTTCTGGCCTCAACATATCTGAACCTCATTGATGTGATGATGGCGAATGAGCGCCCCATCGGTGAAGTCATCAATGTCCTCAAAAAGAAAAACCGCATTCTTGACGATGCGGTCGCTCAAGAGTGCAACGACGGCACGGCGCATGAGCATTCGATCATGACCGGACTTCCGACGCCTGCATGGGGCCGTCTGTATCAAGGCATCCCGCAGTCCAAGGCGACTTGGCAGACGGTCAAGGATACGACTGGTTTCCTGGAAGGACGCTCGGGCGTTGACACCCGTGCGCTCGAACGCTCCAAGAACCCCGGCGCGTTGCGTCTGGTGCAGGCCGACGCTCACCTTGAGGCTATGTCTCAAGAAATGGCGACGGGTCTGTTCTACCACGACACTGCGACCACGCCTGAAAAGTTCAAGGGTCTCGCAGCTCGATACGGCTCTATAGGTGGCTCTGGTTCTGGCAACCAGATCGTTGACGCGGGCGGCACTGGCTCCGACAATACCTCAATCTGGTTTGTCAATTGGGGTGAGGGCAAGACCACGCTGCTTTACCCGGAAAACTCCAAGGCTGGTTTCCAGCGTTCGGACAAGGGCGAACAGCGCGTCACGGATGCCAACGGCGATCCCTACTACGTCAAGGAAGAACTGTTCCGTTGGGACATCGGTGTTGCGGTTGAAGACTGGCGCTATAACGCGCGTGTCGCCAACCTCGACGTTTCCGACATGCTCGCCGGTACGGTCGATGTGCACAAGTTCCTGATCGATGCTTACTACAAGCTCCAGTCCACGGATCGCGATGGCGAAACCGGGCGTCTGGCGATCTACATGAACCGCACTGTCATGTCTGTCCTCGACAAGCTGGACGCAGGTATCGGCTCGACGGGCGTTCGCAACGCACTTCGTCTGGTCCCGCAAGAGCTTGAGGGCAAGATGGTCAAGACGTGGCGCGGCATCCCGATCCGCGAGGTTGACGCTCTGTTGAACTCGGAAGCTCGCGTGGTTTGAGTGATGTGAAATCCGCAGCGATTGTTGCGGATTTCGTCACCCCTGATCCGATGTAAAGGAACATCAAAATGATTTTCGACCGTACACTCTTGTTCTCGAACGCGCAGGCCATTGTTGCCGACGCGCCTTCGACGGACGTAATCGATCTCGGCGCAACCGGGACCGTCATGTTCGCGGCCTCGCCGCTCGCGCGTGACATCGGCCGTGGTGCGCATGTGCCGCTGCTGATCCAGGTTGTCGAGAGCTTCAACACGCTCACGTCGATGCAGGTCAACATTGAGTGCGACGATAACTCCGCGTTTTCGTCTCCCAAGATCGTCCTGTCGGCGTCCTTGCCTCTGGCGTCGCTCGTCGCTGGCCGCACGTTCCCGATGCTCGCGATCCCGCCCGGCGTGAATGAGCGTTACATGCGCATCTATTACGACATCACCGGCACGGCTCCGACGCTCGGCAAGGTCACTGCCGGTATCGTGGCGTCCGTCCAGACCAACGGCGTCGGCTTCTAAGCTGCCGAACCCTGAAAGGAAAAGACCATGTTCGAGGTCATCGCCGTCAAAAACGGCTACTATGGCGGCAAGGTCCGCGTTCCCGGCGAGAAGTTCGGCATTGATGCCGTCGAAGACTTCTCGATCAACTGGATGGATACGGATGAGGCGAAAGTCCTCGCCCATGTTCGCGGCAAGTCCAAGGAAAAGCCAGCGGCTCCGGTCGTTCGCGATGCTTACACCGAGGAAGTCGCGGCCGCACAGGCTCGTGCCGACAAACACAAGCAGTGGCTCAAGGCCAAGTCTGCCGACGCTGGTGAGGATGATGAGGACGGGGCTATCGACACCCGCCGCGTCAACACTGGCGGCACCGATGGCGTCGTCGGCGCTGAGGTGCTGAAGCCCGGCGCGAAGGCAACCCCTGCGCAGCGCAAGGGCCTTGCTGAGGCTGCAACGGGCCGTAAGCCTAAGTCCACCAAGGATGCCGACGATACGCTCGACGCTATCGCTGGCGCATCTGGATCGGACAACGATGATCGCTCTCGCGATGTCGCCATCGACCAGACGGCAAGCGGCGGCTCTCCCGATTGGGAAAAGCCTGTCCAGGCCGACGACTGATAAAAACGGGGCGGCTCACGGGTCGCCCCATTAACTTCGAGGGCGGATAATGACGATCAGCGATTTCGACGGTGCAGTGTTCTGGCCCGCCATCAGGGCGTTTGTTGCGAACGCTGGCGTTGAGCCTATCTCGCTTGGCGAGCCAGAAGATGAAATCTGGCGGAAGATTTTTGCCGCGTCTGTGGCGGCAGGGTCGCCGCTTTCGCTTGGCTTGACGCAGCCGGAGTTGATGCGCTCTGC